CTTTTCGCTTGTTGGCGGACAGCGTCTTCGTCTTAGGTGTCCCTTTGACGTTGACTGTGGCGTTGCTAGCGCCACCATCCGATCGCTCGGATGCCGGATCAGCGGGCTTATCGCCCGGTGCCGGATTGGGTTCCTCAGGGAGCCCCGGTGCGCCACCCGCCGTAAGCGCGGGGACGGACTTATCGGGGGCCGGGGGCTTCTCACCATCGATGTACACTCCGTTGAAACACATGCTGCCGAGCGCCGTTAAGTCCGCAAGTGTCAGCTCAGGAGCTATCCAAATGTGGGGCGGGCGCAAGACGTCAGATGTCTCGTCAGCGAGCCAGACCTCGAAGGCATTGAGGTCAGGACTCGTGTAGTCGGTGTCGATGAGGCATCGCATCCAATCTTGGTACTCGTTGGGATACGGAGCGCCTTGTGATGCTTGCCAATGGAGACCCTTGTCAGTAGATCCTGCGAGAATAGCGTCGTGCGTAATATCCAGGTCGCACGCCTTGAGGATTTTCTTCGCCCACTGTCCCAGAATCGGGGTGTTGACGTCGGTCCAGAAGAGGGATAGTGCCTTCTCGCGCGCCACACGAAGTGCCGGAACGTTCTCGTCCTGGCTAGTAGTGTGCAGCTTGTTCACCTGGCGTGCGATGTCCGCGCACGAAGTGGGGTCGCCACGCCACGCGCCCGGGCCCCAAAAGCGGCCCAAGAACGGGATGAGGCTACCCACCGCCAGGTGGTGAATCTTGGCTGTGAGGCCCAGAGCTGAAAAGGTGTGCTTGGCGTGTTCCGCGGACAATCCGCTGGAGACGCCGTCGTCACCGCCGTAGATGCCAAGGGAGGCGTACGACTGCTCTGGGGTGCGGAGCTTGCCAGGCTCCGTCCGGAGGGCCACATAGCTAACAAACGCAGTAATAAAACTGTTCTTGCAGCTTGTGCCGGCCTCCCCGGACCCGCGCCCGTGTTCCTGATCGTATGCAACGCCAGTGCTGCTGCGAATACGATTCCCGGTGCAGGTGTCGTTCCAGGCCTTGACGAGGACTAAATCCTCGGGCGTGAACACGGCAGCCATTGCATCGTCAAAGACCTCGTTTAGGAACTCAGTCACACTACCATCGTAGTTGCTGAAATCTTGGTCGATGAGGAACTCGGCTGAGGCGGCCAAATCGGCCACCGCTTGCGCGAGATCAGCAGGCGTTTTACCAAAAGCGTACCAGCGGGTGCGCTTCATGAGCTTGGTAAAAGCCTGGATGATCCTACCACCAAGGATCTGGTGATGGGGACCGAAAACAGAAATGTTGCGTGGGGCCTTGCCCGGTTTGACTGCAACCTCACACTTCTGGAACGCGGTGACGCGGTCCTCGGAGAACATTTGGTCGTACGCATCCTTGGACTCCTCATAGGCCGCCAATTGATTGCGGCGTTTGAGGTTCTCGACGTACTCCTGCT